TCACGACGGGTGCGGGCTTCTTCCTCCGCAACGCGGGCCGCTTCGGCTTCACGAGCAAGTTGCGCTTCTCTGGCTACTCTTGCGGCTTCGGCCTTACGAGCATTCTCTTGCTCCGCAGCACGCCTTTCTTGGGCAACCCGATTTGCTTCAGCCTGACGTGCCGCAGTAACACGCGCAGCCTCTTGTCGAGCAAGATCAGCCTGACGTGCGGCCTCTGCTTTTCTCGCAGCCTCTGCTTGTCTAGCGGCTTCAGCCTGACGCGCCTGCTCTATACGAAGCGCCTCCTGACGCTCCGTCGCAACTCGTGCTGCTTCAGCCTGTCTCGCCATCTCGGCCTGACGCGCTATTTCAATCTGCCGCGCTCGCTCCATCGCTGCCATTCTTGAGGCTTCGGCTGCACGAGCAGTTTCGGCTTCTTCGGCAGCGAGTCTTGCTCTGGCCTGAACACCCATATCAAGCGGCGAAGACTCTTGTGCCCGTGGAATAGGCGCTCGCTCCGCAACGGAACTCAATCCGGGTGCAGCAACGGCAGCAGGCGCGGAAACAGGCGCTTCTTCAACGCTTCCGGGGCGGCGACCATACACGGTCTCTTCCGCAACTGGCCTTCTTCCATAGGTGTAAAAACTAGCCATGATTCACCTAATCCAAAACCTGATAAAAGCGATATGCCCATTCCTGCCAATCGTCATACTGATAAGGCGACGGCGGGTTTTGTTGAGATATGCCGTTGATGCCAATCAAACCAGCACCCCAATTCTGCCATTCTTTTTCAGACACAAGCTGCGGAATCGGGCCATAGTCCTCTAGGTCAAAGACCGTGTAGTCCGCCCAATCTCGCAGGCTATGATAGCGGGGGTCGGTCAGCAGACTCACGGATTCTCTCCCAGAATCGTACCCGTAGCCGGTTCTACGTGAGCAATGATCTGCCCCATCTGGTAATCGCCGTTGATGGTGTTGCTTTCAAATTTAAATCGCAGTTCGCGACGAATCTCGCGGAAGTACACCAACTGCTGCTGCTTGTCCTGCGGCGTTTCGTAAATGACCTGAGGATTGCTGGCTACGTCCGCAGACTTGGCGTTGGCACGTCCGGTAATCTCAACGGTCATGTTACCCGACTGGATGAAATCCGGTTCAATCATCTCTACGCGCAAGGCCATGTTCTGCGGCTCTTCCGAAGCCACTAGAGAAAAGTCAGACGTTTCAAAGTACGACCGGATCGGGCGAATCTGATCGCCGTTGATTTCGTTTACGCCGTACTCGTGCTGCCACACCACGTAACCCTTGGGGTCGTTGATGATGCGGAAATCCCCATCTTCGGTAATACGTCGCTCGGTGTTTTGAATGCCACGATACTGCGTCGTTTCAGTATCAATGATGCCGGTCATCATGGGCGAGTTGAACACCTGCGCATATTGCCCCGCAGATCGCCCGCCGCCCGGTAGTTCCGTGTCGTACCACGTATTCTCACGGACGTTATAGATCACGGCATGGGTGCATTCAGTTGCGTTACCACGCGGGTAACACCACCAGATCTCGCCCCATCGGGGAATCTTTACCGCAAACACTTTCTGACGCTGGGCGTAGTTCAGGTTGTCGTAGAACCAGTTCAGGTTCAGTTGATTGGGCACTTCCCGCACGACGCCGTTGAACATCAAGAAGCGGTCAACACCGCACCAGAAATAAATACCGTCGTACTCCACCACGCTCTTGCCGGAGAGAATGCTGGACTGCGAGGTAATCGTGTCAAATTGAAAGACCGCAGGGCCCCCGACGTACGTCGCACGAACTACAGAATCCAATGACCAGAAAAGTCCAGCAGGCGCGTTACCGGCACCGGCACGAAGCGGGAGACCCTTGACGATCTTTTGACTCGTGACTCGTGCGCCACCGGCATCGCCGCCTGACCAATCGTCCGTATATCCCGCACGGCTCCACTGGACAAAGCCGTCAGAACCATACGCAAACACATACGGAGCCAAGGCAACGATGCCGCCAGAGACCGTTACCGCCGGTACAAGATCAAGCGGAGCCGTGCCGTTGTCGTAGCCTCGGTACAACGCACCATTGGCGTCAGAGGAAATATCCTCAACGTCAAATGCCACATGCGCCAAGATTTCGTTTTGATTGGTCGTCGTGTTGTAGGCTACGTCAAAAATCCAGTTGGCATTGTCGTTGCTCACGTACCCGCCATTGGTGCGGTTGGTGACAATGCTACTGCTACCCGTTTGACTCAGACGGAAACGGAACACCCCATCCGATGTCCCAATGTGGACGTAGGTAAAACCGTTATGGTTGTGAATGTGCATGCCACGAGCAATGCCATCCAATCGGTCTTGCAACGCACGGAACCCGCCGATCTTACGCGGCAAGCCACGCTGAAAACGGACCCATTGCCCGTCAACGTAGTTGCTGCCTTCAAACTTCGTTCCGTCCCGCTTGATGCCGGGTTCAGAGCGAACAATGATTGGCCGAAGAGGCATTAGTACGTGCCGCCCTTAATGGGGTCCAGATCCAGCGCCACTTGAGCCGCTGCTGCGTTGACTGCTGTAAACACCGCGTTACCCACGGTCGTTGCGCCCAAGTTGGTTCTCGCACCCGATGCCGTAGTAGATCCCGTACCACCCTGCGCAACAGAGAGCGGAATACCAATCGTTGACGTATCCGCATCCACCACGTTGGTGCCATCGCAATACAAGATTGCCCGCGCATTTTGAGAGACCGTGACACCGGGAGAAGCCTGACCCGCAGTGCGAACACCAAGCGTGTAAGAACCCGAAGTCTGGTTACTGATCCAGTACTGCTGAGTCGTCGTGGGGACAATGATGTCCCGGTTACCCGTGAGCGTACCGGTAAAGATGTAAGCGGTCTTGTTGAGTTCGGCAATTGAAAGCGTGTAGTTACCGGTGCCCGAGATGTCAATCTGAAGCACGCTAAAGGCATAGATGGCAGACTGACCAAAGCCAATCGTCCAAAACTCAATGCCATCAGTAATGATGATGCACGAATCACCGGGCGAAAGAACCAGTGTTGCGGCGCCGTTAATCAACTCGGAGCTGTTTGGGTCAACAGTCAAGTCACCGGTTCCGCCATTGCGGACTTGCAAGAACCAGTCGTTACCCAGCGTCGGCGCTGCCGTCAGAGCCAGCGTACCCGCACCACCTGTCCACACGTATGCTTTTGAGCGATCGCTGACACCTGCGGTGTAGTTACCACTAAAGGACGATACCGGCATCGACTGGTTGAGCGTCGTGGCAATGGCTTTTAGACCGAGCCCCGCAAGCGCCGAAGCATTTGTAGCCGAAGCCGATGCACCATATTGGAACGAACGCCACGTACCGGCTGCCGTGCTGTTATCGGTCAAGTAAATCTGGAACGTACTGCCCGAAGACGGTGCGCAAATTTGGACACCCGTGCTCGTGACAACCGTAAAAGTATTCGCACCGACGTTATTAAATAAAACCGTCTGACCGGTTGATGCCTCTTGGGCATCCGGCATCGTGATGACAAGACTGGTCGTCGTCGGGTTGATGTCCATGATGGACGCGACAACATTGTTAGACGGTGCCGTTTCAAGCGCCCAATCCAACGTCTGACTAATGGTCAGCGATACGTAACGGTACGAGACATCGCTCGGATAGATGTTCGTTCCGCCAAAAGTTTGTGTAAAAGAAGCCGTCATGGTTATGCCTCACGCCGGTTCGTAGACCGGTCAACAATCTTTTGCAAGTCTTCACCGTTCAGCGCCGCAAGCGCCCGGTCATAGTACGACTGCCACAACTGCACACGCTCGTCATCTTTAACAAACGGCGTTGCCTCGACGAGACACCCGTACAACAACAAGTTCGGTGCGTATTCCGACAGCCAGTTGGTCTGGTTTCCGTTGTCCAAAAGCGGCGGCAGTTCGTAGTACAGAATCTCTACCGGGTACGCCGCATTGGGCGTCGGGCCAAAGATCCAGTAGTTGTAGTTGTAATCCGCGTAAAACTTTGGAACATCGGTCTGCGTTTCGTTTGGCCAGTAATCCCTCAGATATTCATACGAACGAGGGTAGATCGCAACACGGGTGTTGTTCCCGGTGCCCGTGCCGATATTGATACTAATGGTGTCACGCCAGCGATCCGGCTTCGCATAGACCGCTACCCCCGTCTGCATGGTCATGGTGACCACGTTCTGGAAGCCCTGAATCTTGAGTTCACGCGCAATCCGGCGCTCGGCCAGCGTGATCAGCCGGGGAATCTGCTCAAAGACAATAAAACTGGTAAATGTCATCGACGCAGGCATAACCCTCTCCTAGTGCCGCGTCTTACCAGTTAGGGGCAAGACTCATTGGCTCAAATTGTAGCAAATGTTACTTGTCAGTGACCCGACGCCACTCCGGCTTTCCAATACCGCGACTGAAATGTGGCGTATCGACAAGTTTAACGCCGTTCCCGCCCCACGAATTGAGCGGGTGCAGGCTCTCCCAATACGCCCCAAGCGGAGCCAGCGTGGCCTTGTCGTAGCAGAGCTTCCCGTCCTTAAAGAAGTTCAGATCCACCGCCCGACGGCTCAGGTGCAGGCTATTCATGGTCTTGCTGCGACCGGCCTTGACGTGGATCTGCTGCTGCTCGGGGCTGCGGTACAACTCGCCGCCTGTGACGACAAAACCCATCTCGGTCGCCTTCTGGATCAGCTTGCACATGTCCAGCAAGAACGCCGCCTGTTCGGAAGCATTACTCATTTCATGGCCTCCTTAAGCGCATCGGTCTTGTCCTTGCTGCTCTGGCTGGAGCCGAAGTAGTAGGAGACGATCTGGGTGGCAATAGCCGAAAGCACCCCCAAGATGTAAATCAAGATGTCTTTACGGGATGATTCCACCGGGGTGCTGTCAAACATGACGATGCCAAACAACACAAAGGTCAGAATCAGAATAGACAGCGCAAGGACTGGGGTGACGATTTTGTTCAATAAAGGTGCTTTGTCTGAGGTCGCAATCGCTACTTCACGGTCCCGCGCTGAATCGGTGTCTTTGAGGTAAAGGTCTGCTTTGGCAAGATCCAGCTTGTCGGCTTCAATCTGCAACTTAAGCAGTTCTTCCTCGTGTTCCATCTCGGCGGTCTTAAGCGCAATGATGTCATCGGGTGACATGTCAGGCTTCAGTTCTACGCCAAGTTTTTCTTCGACTACTTTCTTGCCCTTGGCCATGACGGCATTGGCCACAAGATTTAAACCGTTAGAGAGCAACGGCTGAACGATGGGAAGCAACGCTGCCGGGATCATTTCTTCGCCCTCACAACGTCATCACCCTTGGTCACTGTTACATGATCGCCCTCGACATCGACCCGCATGGGCTGTTCCTTGCGATCCAGTTTGTCCAACTTAGCAATCAGATCTTTAATCACCGCAAACTCGGGCTTCTCTTGTTTTTCCGTGGCTCCGGCAATGCCATTTAGCATCGAGATCAGGGCGGTCAACGAGGCACCGAGCAGCCCCATCACCGCCGCGATCTTATCGCCATCAAGGGCAAGACTGGACAACACGCCAATGACCACAATGACGGTGATGTACTTGAGCCCATCTTTACCGATGCAATGTCGGTTGTGTCGCTCATTTGTCTGCCTTGTTATCTAGTTTGTCAAAGATCTTGCCGAGCATGTCCTTGATCTCATCAATGTCGCGGGCGTACCGGGCCTGATCGCGGTTATAAGAATCTTGTGTCACATACGTCAGCGGCATCTCACGCACATCCTCGTCCAGTTTCTCAATGGATCGGGAGATATTGTTCAGGATCCAACCCCCGAACAACCCCGCTACGCCGACGATGATGTTGAATAACACTTGAACTTCCATCACTTCTTTCGCTCTTGAATCACATCTAGGTTGTTATTGACTACCCACAGATACATCGCGCACATCAAGCCCGTGAGCCAGTACATATCTGCCCACCACAAGGCCCAGACCCCGGCGAGTTTGATGACGACCATGACCGCCAGCGGCTCGGCATATTCAAATGCTTTTGCCAACACCGGGTTCATTTCCCGATGCCCCGTCTTCAATGCTGTCAACGTCGTCCAGATGTCTAACACCTGAAGCACTACGAAGATCAGCAAGAAGACGGTCTGGCCGGTCATCACGCAACCCAAGGCAGCGGCGG